CGGAGGATGCCTACCGCATCGCTCTAAAATGGATTGGAATTGCCAAGGTCGGACTTAAGACAGAGGAGGTGACAGCATGAAGATTACTTTCAACCTTTACAGCGGAAGCGGTTTTGAATCTAAGAACACACTAAGCGCAGAAGATTTTGCAGAGTTTCGCAAACTAGCCGAGACTCTTAAACAATCAGTAAGAATTGTGAGTGTGTCTTAAGACAGAATAAAAAATGTGACGAAAGTCACAGCCCTAAATGCTTGACGAGCACGAGGTGAGCAAGGCACCATTAGGGCACTGGTAACAATCCCGTTACCTACAAGCACAGGAGACAAAGCACATGAAGAAAGCAGAACTCAAGAAGGGCGTTGCTTACTATGCAACCTCTCAGAATAACGGCATGACAACTTACACAGAGTCATTGTTTAAGACACATACACAGCACAGTCGCAATCGTTTCTATGTAATCTTTGATACAGACGGACAGCCAAAGACTTCATACCGAAGCGCAAGTGTGATTTACATGACCAACTGCCCGACCTATGGACATGATTGCTTAAGACATAAAAAGGAAGATTCAACGGTCATCAACTGTTACCGCACAGACTTCCGACTCATGGACATACGAGATGAATACTGGTCAGTAATAAAGCGCATGCATGAGGCACGCAAGGCGCAACCAACTAAGGACATTAGAGCCGAACGACTACGCCGTATCGCTAAGCGCAATCAGGAATCACAAGAGAAGCCAATCAAGGAAGAATTCTATCGTGTCTTAAGTCAGATTACCGATAGTTACTGCACCTCTTATGACCGCCTTGGTGGATTCACACCTGAGCAAATGCAAAAGATAACCGATGTAATCAAGGCAAGCATGCCATCAGTCATGGCGGTGGCATCATGACCGAGACAATCTGCGGAGACTGCCTTATCCCCCTATCAACCTGCTCACACGCTAAGGAGTACAAACGATGAAACTAACACGCCGAGGCTGGATAGTTCTAGTAATTATTCCCGCAATCATAGCCCTAATCGGATTCCAATATGTCTTAAGTCAGATTTGGTGGGTCGGTGACGGCTACTGCTGGGGTGATATGTGGACATGCAACAAGGATGGATTGAAGTGACCAACATCACATCAAATATCTTTGACTATTTACCAACCAACCTATTAGATATAACTACCAACTAGACAGGAGAATCAAGATGGAACTAACAGCACAAGAAATTGAGTGGGTACTTTACTCAGTCAATAAAACAATCAACGACAACGGCGGGATGTGGGATAACACACTCACCGACAGCATCAAAGCAAAACTTAATCAACAACTAAACACTTGCCCTTTCTGTGGTGTATCGCCAACCGATGGATGCCCAACATGTAAACAAGCAGGTCGTCTTAAGACAGGAGATAACTAACATGGCACTACCCGAACACACACTTGAAGCACTAACCAACGGGCACAACAACATGGAGTTCAACGAAGATGGACACATGACTAGCGCACACGGGTCAGGTGTGGATTTATATGTCCTCATCTCACTCATTGGCTGGATTAAGTTAGAACTTAAGACAGGTATGAAGATGACCCGTCATGGGAGCACACTTAAGAAAGCAAACGAAATGCTGGGCACTAACTACAAGCGTAAGCAACAAGCGCTTGACCACCTTGAAGCATTGCTATCAGTGCTTAAGACAGAAGATGCATCGTGACTTATGGTTGCGGTGCATATACCTGTGTTACTTGCTACCCGTTTACATATCGCTGTGAACATGGCAAAGATTACGATAAGCCAATACCCCATGGCGAACTTGTGCCTGATTGTGAGTGTGAATAATGAATAGCATCGAACGCAAAGTAATACAACAACGCATTAAGCGTGCAAGAGAACAACGCAACGCCACTATCAACAACGAGGACTTTGATTACTGGCATGCATTGTATGAACATTACATATCATTACTTAAGACAGGAGAAAACAAATGAGTGAGCCACGCTACTTACAAGGTGACGACTACGCCCTTGGTATTAACCAAGAGTGTGACACATGCGAGAAGATAGACTGCGGGTGCGGAGAGCCTGACCCCGACAGATTGCACGATGAGATGGGAGAAATGTAATATGGCAATACATGAAGTGGAACTAAAAGGCATAGAAGTAGGAGCATTACTTAAGACAGAAACTGCATACGACAAGGACATGAACCTTACCTTTGATGGTCAAGAGATACGAGTTATCCTGCATTGGGATGACCACGATGGCTTTGAGATTCAATGGCTTGACCTTGAAGGCAGATGGATTAGTGCACCATGGTGGGCTGATAAGATTGAAGAAGATGGAGAGATGTCCGTTGGATATTTCCTTGATTCATTAGAAGCACACACTAAGAAGGAGATGCCATGACTATTCTTATGCAATGTTTAGGGTGTGGCACAGTTGTAACTAACCCGAGAACAATGAATTATATGTACGAGAAGTGTGACTTCTGTACTGATAAACAAAAAGAGATGGAAGAAAGAGCGATAGATTCTTACTTACATGCCGAAGCCGAGAGAAAATTGGAACAAGATGCTCAATGACTTAAGACAGATACACCCACACGCACGACTGTGGATTTTAACTGCTTCAATCTTAGGACTCATCTTAGTTCTTAAGACACCACCAGTATTCATTGAGCCACCACATGGCAAGGTGGTTGCGTATTATCAGAACGATTACCAACGCTACGCTGTGGATAAACTAATAGAAAGAAATCAACTTGAACAATACTCATGCCTCTATGAATTGTGGATACAAGAGAGCAACTGGCGACCAAAAGCGTTAAATAAATCAAGCGGTGCGTTAGGTATAGCACAACTCATGCCTGATACTTGGGTAAATATAAATATAAAACCAACACTTAATGGATATAGACAGGTTGATGCAGGGCTTGCTTATATTGAAAGAAAATATGGAAAGACAGGTGGTATATGCCGAGCATACGCTCATCATTTGGCAAAAAACTGGTACTGATATGGAGATTAAATTCTTTCGTGTCTTAAGCAAGAAACCAGCACGCTCAAGGGGTGAGGGTTACACCGCCATTGAGTTACGCTATGACAGTAAACAATTCAAAGGTGCATCATGCTCAGGTATAGAGACAGACTTCTTCTACCCAGCACAGGATAAGTTTGAGGCTGGCGAAGCCGAGTTACTCAAGCGTATCTGTGTTGAGTGCCCAGTCATGGAAGCCTGCCTTGAGTGGGGCATAGTGATGGAAAGGTATGGGATATGGGGGGGTACGACACCCTTTGAAAGGTTTGGTATACGCAAGAGACTCAACATCATTGCCTCTGACCCTCAACACAACTCATGATATGATTGTTTGGCACACCAGCCCTTGCGAGGGGGAAGCGTAGCGGTTGGTGTGCATAGAAAAGCCCATCAGATTCTCTCCTGTCTCTGGTGGGCTTCTTTATGTATTAAGACCTAACTCTTTAGCCAACATAAATACTTCATCACTTAAGTCATCAAGAGTTCCATCGTTATAGATAACATAACTAAACATATAGTTATCCATAGCATGTTCAGATGTGTGATGATTAACTGCGGTGTTATTCCTGCGGTTGATACGCCACACAGTACCGCCAAGTTTCTTTATTGCATCAGCCTCATTAGGAAAACGCACATCACTAATAACAACACGGTCACCCTGTCTTAAGTCAGATAGTGACATCTTAATCCACACATCATTGCCAATCATCTTGCGACCAAAATCAGTACCTAATACCTGCAATAGACGGCGAACCTCAGGGTTTTTCTTTGCTATATCCCAACCATATTCATCTACTAAATCTGCAACACGAGTGATGCTATCTAATCTAGGGTTGATAATTTGTAATGCATGTCGCATCGGGTCAGCAAATGCTCGGCGTTCGTAATCGTAATTAAGACACAACAAGTTAGCGGTTGCATCTTTACCTGACTGTGCGTACCCACTCAAACCTATAATCATCGGCAACTCCAGCAGTAATAAGGTGTTCTTACTAATGATTCATCTACATGAAATTCTTTAGCGCAATGAAAACATTTAACATCTATTTTATTCTCACTCATTTCTTTATGTATCCAATCTGTTTGCGTTTGTACCAAATTATTTTATCACCTGCTACATAGATGTAGTATCCAATATCGTTTAAACATATACCAATATAATACAATGGCAGTCCTATTAAGTTCCATGGTTTCATGCGTTGGTACTTGGGTCTAATCATTATCAGGTTTCCTATATCTACGATTGTTCCATTGAGGTTGTTCGCCACCAACACGCTCTTGTAACTTGGTAAGTGCACGAGATACACGCTTACGGATAGCCTCATCGCTAATGGAATACTCAATAGCAAGTGCATCTATATCAGTGCCACCCTCTGCAAACCTACGCTCTAATAAAATTTTATCTTGTTCAGGTAGTTTACTAAGAGCAAAAGATACATCACTCAACATAGCCTCACGATTCATACCTTCACTTGGTTTACTTGTCTTACTAACAAACTCACCTTCGGGATTGTGTGCTATAGATTCAACCCAATGCTCATAGTTCCATACATCTTTAAGTAACTCTTGCAAGATTTCATGTGTGTAATAGAAAGCATCTGATGGTATGGACTTAGCACGATGTGCTCTTTCTCTAGCAGCATACTTCTGTGATTCATTATTAAAAGTACGCTTAAGTTTAAAGACAAGAGAATCTTGTGACTCCCACTCCTCTATCTTGTGCCAATGTTCAGCAGCCCAAAGGCTAAGGTGTTGGAATACATCATCTGATGTAATAAGATTGCGATGAATACGAACACATCTGTTAGCCGAGAGACGGGCACATCTGTATACTGTTTCCCAAAGTAATTCTCTCTCGTTACTCATCTCGCATTTTCCTCATTGCTTCTAGTAGATTATCAACTGTGATTAGGTAGCCTTTGCTTCTGTTTGGGGGTATCTCACAGGTTATCTCTCTACCGAAGTGCTCTATCGCATAGTGTACATGAGATGTGGGTACCATAAGGACACCTTTCTCTAATACAAACGCCCAGTATTCAGCCTCAGTTACATACAATCCTGATAGTTCCCATGATTGTGAACGCTGATACCAACACGATATTTCTATGTATACATTGCCAGTTGACCACCACTTACGGTCACGCTTTACTTCTATAGTCTTACCTTCGGTAAGTAAATCCTCTACTAATTTCTCACCAGCCTGTCCATGGCGAAAGTCAAGGTCAAATGATGAGAGGTCAGTCATGTCTTAAACACCAATTCTTCTGCGTAATCCTTCGGCACCCTCTTGTAGGTATACATCATTAACATCTTGACCCTCAGGCATGAACACAGGAAACACATTGTCTAGTTCACGACTTAGATTCTTAGCCATTTCTCTGCCTGCATTGTCACCGTCACATAGAAGAATAACTTTATCCCAATCAGCAAGGACTCGTGAGTAAAAAGGTTTCCAGTTGTTAGCCCCTGGCAATCCAACTGCAGTGAACCCAGCCTGTGTAGCAACCACAGTATCTAACTCACCTTCACATACAATCAGTACATCATCATCTCTATTGAGTGCGTTGATATTAAAGATATGGGTAGTAGCACCTGGTCTTGACATGTACTTGGGTCCTGATGTGTCAACACCTAATGAACGAAAACGAATATCTATAGCACCAGCAGGAGTTAGGTAGGGGATACTAAGTTTTCCGATATAAGGTTCATGCCCCATCTCAGGATTCTTTACGAAGCCGAGGTGAAATGTACGAGCCGTTGTTTCCATTATACCTCGACTCTCCAGATACGGAAGAATCTCCACGATGTTTTGAGCGTAGTTCTCCGTTGCCCTCGCCAGTAATTCTCTCTGCAATTTGCTTAGCCTCATTGAAAGTAACTCCTTCTTTTTTCATAATGATTGAGTACACATCGCCAGCCATGTCACAGCCGAAGCAACGGAACCCACCGTTTTCTGTATTAAGACGGGCAGACTTTACTCTGTCTCCGTGAAAGGCGCACCGTACTGTTACCCAGCCACGCTTGCCTTGAGGTATATCAAATCCGTAATGTTCTAGTACTTTGCCGAGGTCATGTTTAGAGTTTTGCAATAACATCACTGAGCCTCTGCACTACATAGGACTCCTCAATGCCTTTGTTAGAAGCCTTGATGATAACCAATGGTGTTGGTGCTAACTTTAACTTCTTAGCAACACGATAGTTCTCTGACTCTACTTGTGCCTCACGAATCCAACCAGATAAATCTACCTTGCCATCACGCCGTGGTGCCTTGGCTTCAATGACATAAGAATCATTTACTGTCTTAAGAAAGACATCACCTATGTCGTTGCGACCAGCACGAGGTAACCTTTGTGCTTCGTATTCTTCTTCGATAAACCAGTCAGCCAAATCAATTTCAAAGGCTGCTCCTCTGCGTTTATTTGCTTGCTGTTGTGTCGCCATTTGTCTGCCTTTCTGCTGCAGCAGCAGCCTGCCAGTATAGTGCGTAGTAATTCTCATCATAAGCAAAACGCTTCATGTGTTTAACAACTGCACCTGTGTGTGCATACACATCAACACCTGCCTTTTTTAAGTTGCGAAAGAACACAATGTCCTCGCCAATATATTTATCTCCTAGTCCTTCTTTCTCAGCAAACACTGAATAGTCAGGTGAGATAGCACGCAACTTAGGAACAACATTGCGGTGCATAAGAGTAAGACCTAAGCCAGCACAGTCAACCTTTACTACTTCATCCTTAGGCAGCGGGTGGAGATACTTAATCTCATACTCACTTATCTCGTGGAACAAAGCAGGCATAGGTTGCATCAGTGATGACTCCATTTGCTTGGAGATAAAGTAAGTACCGCATACAACTGGCTTGGTATTCTTATCGGCTATCTTCCATAGCATGCCAAGTACATCAGTGGTAAGCACAATGTCAGAGTCAACCCATAACAACCAGTCTGTCTTTACTTTGTCATACCACATATCAAGCAGGGCTTGGCGTTGTCTGCCAATCTGATTACCTTGCACACGAATAGCATTGTTAATTGCCATCTTGTGACTGGGTGCGGTTACCGTGGTGTACATAATACCCTCGGCAAACTTGCCATCTACCATACCGTTATCACACCAGCCGATAGATAATGTTTCTTGATTACTGTTCGCCATCTATATTCTCCGTTTCATCTATCGCTCTTAGTGCACTCTCTCCCATTTCCTTAAAAGAAATAGAGAGGTTAATTAAATTAACTGCTATTGCATTGTTGCAATCAGGTCCATGGTCCTCTTGCAAATGCCTTGCCAACTGTTCAACATAATCCGCATACTGCATGGCTTCCAACCAAATAGTATTTGGGTCATAGATTTGTTTACTTGTTTCTTCAACTTGTTCTATGACATTAGGTAGTTCGCTAAGCAGGGCTTCCTGTATCTCCTGAGGTACTTGGAACTTTGTCATCGCTTTCCTTAATTCCTTTTCCGAAGGCAACAATGTCTCCGTTTTGGTGGGCTTGCCATTGTTCTTCTGTGAGGTCTTGAAACCGACCAGTCTCTTTATTTTGCCAAACAAGTGCTCTCCATCCGACTATGTATGTAAGTGTGCGAGGCACTGTCATAAGTTGTGCCTTAATATCAGTCAACAATGGGGCTGTTGGTACTGCAATCTCATCTTTAACTTTATCTGCTGGGATTTCTCCATCGTTTTGTACAACAGTTAATTCCCATGGACTATCTACTGGTGTAATAATCATCTCACCCATTTACTTCTCCTTAAGGTTGTCCTACATCTAATATCTGCATGCTTGCGGGGTCGTATGAAAGCCATACGGGTGTGCCACCTGTGGCATCGGCTGGTCCGTAACGATTCTTTACTGCACATACACCAAGAGTTGATACCTGATTGTGTACTGTAAGAATAAGCGAAGGTGTCTGTGCTACTTTTCCATGAAGTGCTTTTTGTGGGGGGCAAGGATTACCAAGTACACCTTCTGATGTGTGATGACAAACCACAACCGCTGCACCTGTCTCTCTTGCCCACCACTTAAGTTCTTTCATTAAAGTACGCAAACCACCCCACTCGTCTTGGGAATCCATCGTTACATCTACTGCGTTATCTAACACAATCAAACGAACATCCTCACCTAAGCGCTCACGAGTAGCAAGTACTGCATCCTCAATATCTTTAAGCGTTGGTGCAGAATCAAACTCCCAGTAAATATGGTCAGCAGGCTTAAGCATTTGTGCTGCCCAATCCCTGTCCATTTCCATTAGTGGTTCAACCTCTGACTGTGGCTTGCCCGTTAATAATGCAAGCAAACGAAGGCTCATCGTGTGTGAGTGTGTATCCGCTGAGATGTAAAGAGTAGGCACTCCTGCCTTGACTGCCAAGGACAGAGCAAGCGTTGACTTGCCTGCCCCTGGCGGTCCAGCAATCATGCTTACTTCGCCGTAACGGATTGCTATTTGTTGAGCAGCGAGAGAGTGCCACACCGCTGGAAGGGTTGCACCCCCTCGTGATTCTGTCTTAATAGCACGGCTGAGTAGGCGCATGGTTTATGCAGGCACCTTGTTTTGGCAAGCCTGACCCTGTGGCTTAGGGCATGCATAGAATCCCTTGTATGGGCGACCTGTTGCCTTAGCAATACCTGCTGGTACTAAACGCATTGGTCCACCACCGCATGTGCAATCAGGTGTAACACCTGCTGGCTTGTAACCTGCTGGTGCTGGATATGAAGGTGCAACTGCTGCTACTGCAGAGTGGTTGGCAACTTCTGGCTTAAGACCTGCATTTGATACTGCACAGATTGCATCAATGGTTGACTCAAGGTCAGCGATTGAAGCAATACGAACTGTTAAACCATCAAGGGCTTGGTCAAGTTCTGCCTCTGATGATGCACGGATGTTAAGCAAAGAACCCTTAGGTGTCTTTACATTGATTTGATATAGCGGTTCAGTCATTTGTTTCTCCTATAGGTATTTCGGGATAGAGGTGTGAGTCTTTTCCACCCACTGCATAGCATGATGAGTTTACGGGGCATGTGCCACACATAAACCCAGGTGCTGGTATAAAGATTTTGTTAGTCACTGCTATTTCAAATCCCTTAACCCAGTTACCAAGGCGTGCCTCAGTAAAACGGTCAAGAGAAACAGGTTGGGTAAGTTCACCTGTGCGAGCCATGAAATAACTACCAAGTTGTGGGCGAATACCAAAGGTTTTCTCCACAAGTATGGCGTAGATACCAAGTTGTGTTTGAGACTTAGGCTCAGTACTTCCTGTCTTAATATCTACAATTACTAACTCTCCTGATGGTGCAACCATTACTCGGTCAAGGAACGCTTTAATGTTAACGCCCCTGATTATTTGGTTCATTTCAGTTTCAATAGCGGGGATGCCAGCGGGAGTATCCCAAATCTTCCAGCCACTTTCTTCTCTGAATTGAATCCAGTAATCAACCATCTTTGGTCCATTAGCAAGCCACCAATTAGCATCTTCCTTATTAGGATTTGCTTTGGTTTGTTTGCCACCAGCACGCCAAGACATGCCGTTATCTGCCATTTTGTAGTTGTGTTCCCATCGCTCTTTAAATACAGCAACGGGGTCAAAACCCTCAGGCTTTATGTCGTAGTATTCCGTGCACTCATGTACTGCTTTACCCCCTGCTAACCAGTATGATGGCGCTTCGGGCACATGGACTACACGGGATAGGTAATACTGCCACCCGCACCCAAGCCATGTAGACATGGCGGAGTGGGATACATAGTTCTTACCCGTAACCAGTTCAAGTGTCATTGTTTCTCCTTCAATAGAGGAGACTACTACACAATCTCTGCTCTATTATGCGACACGCCAAACAGAATTACACGATTGTAATTAAATAACCGTTACACTCCTGTTCGTGTTGAACAGGATAAATAGAACTGCAGCGAGGCTGTTAAGCCGAGCAGGTGTAGTTGATAAGTATAGTGGAGCAGACCTGCGTAGCCTAGGTCCAATACATGTATGTATGTGTGGCTCCCGCTTATTTAAAGTGGGCTGTATGTTTGAAGAAGGCGAAATAAGCATGTGGTTTGTAGATGCAGAGTGTGCTTTATGTGGAGCCTTAGTCAAGGTACCAACACCAGTAGATGAGATAATATAGATGATTGAATATAGATGATTGAATATATTTTTTTCTTAGTTGCTTATGTCTTAAGCAATATAATTATGTTTAAGATTGGTTTTAAATACGGTATTAAGACAGAACAACAGGCTCGCCTTCGCAGGTTAGCAACCATAAAGAAGTTATTAAATGGCAAAGTATGATTACCGATGCGCCGTATGCGGTGGAGTACAAGAGATAGACAAACCAATGGGCAGCGACTGGGTTCCAGTCTGCTGTGAAACTTCTATGACACAGGTTTATAGCGCTGTGCCAGTAAAGTTCAATGCCTCAGGGTTCTACTCCACAGGCGGATAAGCCTAAGCAGCATAGATTGCTGCTCAAGAACCCAACCAAACGATGGGGTATCTGTGCAGTATGTGGACCCACAAGACTTAAGTTAAAACAAAGAGGCTACTGGTGTTGTAGAACTAAGTCCAATGTTAACCGTGTTAAATTAGCCAAGCATAAAAAAGATTACTGTGAGTTGTGTGGCTTTGTTGCAGACCACCGTGCTCAATTAGATATAGACCATATAGATGGTGACCATCAAAACAATGACATGACAAATCTACAGACACTATGTGCCAACTGCCATCGCTTAAAGACCCACCAAAATAAAGATTGGGAAAGCAAAAAAGCCCCCCGCTAAAAAAGCGAGGGGCTATTCTGTTTAAACTATTTACTCGGAGCCACGACCAAATTCTGTGGCTGATGGGTCTAACCATTTAAGTACTGGTCCAAGGAAACCAGCAAGTGCTGCTGTTCCAAGTGTCTTAAGGTCTGTCTGACCTGAAAGGTAAAGTGCGATAGCAGCCGATGCTGCTGCACGGAACCATGTTAGTGATACTTGCTTTAGTGCTTCCATTATTCCTCCTAGGATTTTTTGGCGTGTACTTTACAACAGGTGCACACCTCTACAGGGTACGCCTTTTTGACTGGCTTTGGGGTAAGACTTGCCAGTACAGTATTGATTATTTTTGGCTGATTCATCCACCAAAACCAAGGGCTTGTGTCCTCACCCATGGCATCATTGATAGAAATGTGGAGATGTTTAGTGTGCGGGTTGCTGCCAGTATAAGGGCGATTTCCAAGGCGAGCCTTATCCTTTGACCAAATTTTCTTGTTAAAAATAAGGTACTTAACTCGCTTATCTTCTTTAAGTTTTTCAAAGATGTCAGCACAGTCAATGTTATTTTTAGGGTCATGTGTTAAATCAACTGCATAGCCTGTGTTGTGGTCAGATGTAGGACTTGCCTTCATGTGAGCAGCACTTGGAAGTAATCCATCGGATGCTTTCTTGCGTTTAGGCTGTAGTGCCGTGGCTTGGCGTAGCACTGCAATGGCTGCAGGTGTAGCGTTTTTTGACATTATTTTCTATCCTTCTTTGTTTCTATGTCGTAATGAAAAGCATTTGAATCTTCTGTAACCCATTTCTTTTTATCTTCAACATCCCATTTACGGTCATTGATTATCCTATGGATAAGCGGGTCACCATATTTAGTTGTATATGATGGTTCAAAAACAAATATCCTATTGTTAGGCTGGATAGCAAAGTTGCCATCATCTCGCTCTATTACATGACCGCACTTGTGTTCATCAGGGGTTTCTGAATATCCGTCATCAAGCCTATTGGAGTCAGGGTTATGCCAGTCAAGGGTAAAGAGATACTTACCACTAATTTTATTTCTATCTCTATCTGTATAATGAAGGCTTAGGTTTGTTAGATTGGCAAACTTAGTAGCAGTTATGTATGGACTAAAAGAGTTCCAAAGAACTAAATTATACAGGCTTACCTCTGGTACTCCTGGCTCGCTGCAAAAAGCATTGATAGGCATACGCCACCAAAGACCGCCATCTTCCATCATAAAATGAAATAGTGGGCTTCTGTTTTGTACGCTACTTACTCCAAAGATTACGCAAGGGAAATACTTATCGTGACTATCCTCTTGATTGCGTAAGAAGTTACCTCTTACATAACAACTTATTGGTGGGATATTAGCGTTTAGTTCTGGCATTTATTTTCTATCTTTACTTATTAAAATCTGGTATAAAATTTCTACTTTTTCCTCTAGTCTAATAACGGAGTCTTTTAAACTTGCGCCTGAATTGGGCTTAAGTTCATACAGATAATGCTTGACTAACCATCTAATAGAACCAGCAAACGCAGTTACGATTGCTATTACAGATACGATTAGTCCAGCCCAATTTGCAGTAGTCATTACATTGTTCTCCTTATACAACAGTTCTGGCTATGAGCGTAATGATTCCGCCAAAGCCTGTGTAGTTACGATTAGCAGGGGTAGAGCGAGTGAAGGTAACTTGGTCAATAATGACTTCGGTTGGCTCTCCACCTTGGTTAAAGTCTTGAAGAATAACTGTTTGTCCGTTGGCTTCAATAGTTTCTAATGCGTTTAAACGCTCTCTTGAATAACCCTCATAGCCAATCATGTTACCTGTCTTGTCTGTTTCTTTGTCATAACAGAACAAAGGAATCTGTAACACACGAGCACGAGTAGGTGTTGGCAAAGCCTTAACAGCAATACCTACTACTACTGGACCAGTGGTTGCGCTAGTAGAGTTACGGGTAAGGGTAAGTTTAAACGATGCATCTGGTCCTGCTGTTGCATAGGCATCACCTAAATCAATATCAGCAGTAGTGGCATTACCTTCATAAAGGGTAGTAATAACAGTGTCTGTTGTTGGACCAATCTTAAAGACTTCAATATCGCCACCCGCTATGTCATTGGTGGTACGGACACGAATACGCTTCCATGCTTTGTTTTCCATGGTGTCATAACGAATACGAGCAGTACGGATTTGTCCTGATTCAACCAACTCTGTTGCATGTTGTAACCAGATACCTGAACCGTTAATTGCAAAGGCAACTTGATTATTATTACCTAAAATACGAACACCATTTACTTGCCCAAAAATACCATCTGCATAAACATCTGTTGCACGGGCGTACACACCACTTGAGATAGGTTGAGCATAACCAATAAGGGTCAATGGCTGACCAAGGTTAATGCGTGTAGTGCCTGAGTTAGTATTTACTTGGTTAGTATTGCCAGCCCAAATGTAAGAGTCACGCCCTTCAAAGTCATAGACACCGTTCTCATTGTGGAATACCAATGGTCCATAGGTCATATCACCATTTTGTTCTAGTGTTGCAATGCGAGCGCCCTTGTTTGTGCCAACCATAAGGAAAGTACCAAGGTATGAATAAAGAGATAAAACAGTTTCGCCTCGTGGCAAAGTTGCTGCGGTGACAATAGTGCCTAGCGCACCAGTATTATCTACTTGTAATTTATAAATAGCAGAGTGGTCACCAGCATAGCCACCAAGGTAGATAGCATTAGTTCCTTCGGTAATGCCTGCCCATTGCCACAATGCAGGCATTAAAGTTGAACCGTTAATAAGGTCGCCTTGAGAAGCGGTCATCGCTGGTTTAATTTGGACAACAGGTGCACCACCATGGTCTTTAAATGTAAGTTCATAGGCTGAGTAGGTTCCATCAGTAAATCCAAACGCAGCAATAATACGATTTTTAACATATTTTAAAGTTGCTTGTGATGCTGTTAAACCATCATAACCATAATGTTTATGGGTGGTTCCATCAGATAGTTGAACATCGTAAATGCCAGCAGTTGTAGCAACATACATGTATGTGCCATCAGATGTGGTAGCAAGGATTTTTTCATTACTAATAGATGAGAAGTTAACTAAGGCTGTAGATGTGCCCGAACTTGTAATCTTATACATAGCAGTAACAGGGTTAAATGTTATGCTTGCTCCACTGGTTACGCTTCCAGTAGTAGCAGCAGAAATAGTTATACTACCTGTGGTAACGGTAGATACCGTTGTGCCAGAAGTAATACCAGTTGCGTTTGCTACATATCCAGCAACTATGCCAGCAGTGCTGGCTACCGTAATAGTCGTAGCGCTTGTGGCTGCAGAAGCAGCAGTAGTTGTAGCAATAGCAGGTGCCAAGTCTGTGGCAACAAGAAAAGCAACACCTGCTGTACTAGCGCCTGTATCTACCTTGCATGCTCCAGTAAAAGCCTGAACAAGTGTGGTCTTTTTAAGTAGGCTTATCTCACCTGGAGTCCATACATCTATGCCATAGGAATCACGGAAACGGAAACGAACTTCGTTCTCATTACCTTCCATTGGCTCAGCAAATAGAACACCCTCGCCATAATGCCATGATGATTGTGCACGAGTCCAGTAGCCTGAACCACCAAGGGTGTGCTCGCCTGGGTCACGCATCTGGTCTACACGCTGAACACGAAACTCTGCAGTCTGTCGGCGGTAAGGGGTACTGTCTGTTACAGCCATAATAAATGGCAAACCACCGATAGCCATGTCAAAGGCGTTACCGTTTAAATCATAGTATGTAGAAAGGCGACCAGATAAATCAATTATCGTGCGCTCGGATATATCGGGTGAACGACTAGCCACTGTATCTCCTTAGGTATTAAGACATAAAAGTTGAGCAGTTTAAACCCATGCTCAGGGGTACAGATTATGCTAGTAGAACTGAAATCCACTCTTTATTTGGTTCAGACCATTTCCATGCATAGCCTTCAATATCTGTTGGTCTAGCAACAGGTGCTTCCCATTGATAAGTTGTGTAGTTTAATTTCCAAGAAGGAAACGGTTGTGGTGCAATGAATACATCAAAGTCTGGGTCATATTTATACCCAACACCAGCATAATTTGCACGGATAGTTCCATTATAGGAAGTTCTCTTACAAGTTTGTTTACGAAAATTTCCGTACCAAACTTCTGGACTTAATCCTTCAATGGTTTCAGTTTCATCTATACCAACAATAACTTCGGTAACGATATTATCTTTATTTAAAAAAGCGTAGTGTGCCATTATGAAATACTCACATTTCCAGTACCAGCAGTAAGCGTGGTAACTTTGTATGAACCATCTGTTGCAGTTGTTCCTGTTAATCCTGCACCAATAGTAATTGTTCCTGCAGAAGTTAAGTATCTAAGAATTACAACACCAGAACCGCCATTGTAACCAAGTTTGTAAACACCACCGTTGCCAGTGCCACCGCCACCGCCACCGCCTGTGTTTGCAGTTCCAGCAGAACCAGCGGATACGACACCTCCTGCGCCGTCACCCCCACCACCAGAACCACCAAGTCCTCTAGTTGCAGCGCTTAGATAACAAGGTCCACCACCACCGCCAGCATAATAAGTTGAAGTTCCTGTAATTGAATACGCTTTTCCAATTCCCCCATTGCCAGCAACTGCAGTGCCTTGTGAGCCGCTAGCAGCAACACCTGCACCACCTGCGCCTCCACCGCCAGAACCAGCATTGTTATTGCCAGGAGATGAACCGCCAGAAAAACCAAAACCAGTTAATCCACCACTATTGCCTTGTGTTCCAGAACCGCCACCAGCATTGTTTGAACCACCACCACCACAACCACCATCGGCTCCAGCGACTCCAGTATTTTTACCCGCTCCACCGCCAACGGCTGTTGATGTATTAAATACTGAGTTTGAACCATTAACACCTACATCAGAACCAGAACCACCAGCACCAACTGTTACTGTGTAATTTGTTGATTTTGCTAAATTAGTCAAAGTGCCGTATAGCAAACCACCAGCACCACCTGGACCGCCTGGGTTAGAGTCATTATTGTTACCTCCACCACCACCTCCGCCAGCAACTACTAATGCTTCAATTATTAAAAAATTTCCCATAGTTGCAGAATTTGAAGCAGTTGAATCAGCACAAGTTCCATTAGCGTTGGTTGCTTTTACTTTAAATGTGTAAGAAGCATTACCAGTTAATTGACCATCTGTA